ATGGCGAGGATGAACTGTCAGGTCGCCATGACTACCTACTTTTGCTTTTTAGTTCCTAAAATGTCACCTATAACATCTGCCTGATTTAATTTTGTCCTACCATACTTAGTTTTTTTAGCAACTTTTTTGGTAACATTTTTATCAAACCAGTTTGAAAGAAAACCTTTCTCCACATCTTTGTTTTTATTCATAATTAAAAATTAATGTTTGAACGTTCTAGTTTTTCCATGATTGCCTGACGATATGCAGGGTCATCATTATATCTGTCATCCTCCATGGCTTTCACCATTTCAGCTTGACTCTTAAATACATCTCCAGATGAACTAGGTGGTTTACCTGTAAGCATTCTTCCATCTGTACCGACAGCATCTGTATATCTAGACTTCAATGCTTGAAGTGCAAAGTAGCAAGCAAGAGGATCACCTCTATCTACTACTGTATCATACATCTTTTGCTCTTGATCAGATAAATTATTCTTAGCCCATCCAACAATTCGATTATATTGTTCCTCACCTCCTGCTGAATCCATTAATTGAGAAATGCTTTCATCAGTTAGCTTTTGAGGTTGATTAGCATTGCGATACCTCAAGTATTCTTTAGCTAATTCTCCAGGGTTAGTAGAGGATAATTCTTTTAAAATCTCCTGACTAAACCCTTCTTCATTATTCCTTTGATCCCAAAGAGTATTTAATACACTTGACTCTGTATCTTTAGGTTCTTCTTCTTTGGTTTCTTCTTCTTCTTGGGTTGGGGGTTCGCTAGTTTCTTCAGATACATTAGTTACCTCTTCTCTAGGTTCTCCTAATTTTTTTTGTAATTCGATATAAGCATTTTCTAGATCTTCAGCATTTTTATATTTACCTGCTAGGAGTTGCTCTTGTTGAGCCTCCATCTCTTCACCAACCTTAAGTGAGTCCATCTCCTCGGGAGTAAACTCAGGGTTATCAGCTGGTGTTTCATTCATTGTCAATGTTTCTGCCATAGGTGGTTAAGCTCCTTGTGGTGGTCCTTGTAATTGTTGTGCTAAAGCTGGGTTCTTAGATGGGTCTGCCATTGGTGTCTTAGCTTCTTGTAAAGACATCTGTCTTTCAGCCATCACTCTTTGTTCTTGACGCATCGCCTCTTCTCTTTGCTGTATCTCCTGCATTGAAGTGACAAGGTTTAGTACATCAATACCCTGAGCTGCAGCTAATCTCTTAATAGCTTCCTCTGGATTAATGAATTTTGTTAATGACTCTGGACCCATAGTCTGAGCAACTGTTCCTAAGAATGCAGTCAAACTTTCTCTATCCTGTCCACGTCCTAATGCATTAACACCTGCAACAATTGTAGGTTTAATTAAATTATTAGGTAGACGAGGTATCTCTCCTGTCTTTTGGAATACATTTAGCTTTCTATTTAAGTATGGCACAAGAAACTCTGTCGTAAGCAATGAGTACAAGCCTCCTAGCTGTTGATCTAATTCCATCTGTGTCATCCTTACCTCTTCCGCTGTAGTACGTTCACTGTTCCTGACTTGCATGATTAGGAAAGCTTCACTTAGACGCTTCTCTAATTGCATTGCCATCTCAAACGCTGTTCGGAAGTCAGCTGTCTTACCAACTTGAACCACACCTATATCATCTGGTCTACCCTGAATGATCGCACCGTTACCAGCCGTGGCTAGTGTCTGTGGTTTGGTTGTGCTACTTGGGCTAACTGTAAAAACTACCTTTGCTGCAGCTGCACTACCCTCTACGAGGGCTTGCATTAATGCTTCAAGGGATTTCAAGTCACCCATAAATTCTTCTACTCTGCCTCTCCCGTAGGATTCACCATCGACGGTATTAAAACGAAGTGGTAACCAAGGTGTAGCTGTTAATGGAGCCTTACCTTTAGAGCCAGGTATTACATAATTATAAACTTCTTGATGCCATACGACTCTGTTGTTCTCACGTTTAATATGAGTATAGACATCACATTCTTCACGGTTCTCGTAAGAACTTTCATCAATGATGTCCTCAGCTTTAAGCCCTAATATCTCATCAGGTACTAGACCTTCCAATAACTTATGATTAATACGCTCTTTAGTGACAATTTCAATCACGTTGCCGTTGCCATCTCGCTCTAATACATAACGATTTAGCGGAAACATTTTTAACCCATCTTTACCCATGAAGATCAATACATTACCTGCGACAACCAAGTGCTTTAATGCTTGGTGTACGACCACACGGTCACTTGAGGCAGCGATTGATTCGAGTATGGTTCTCTCAATCTTTGCAAAGGAAAGGTCTAATTCTGACTTTGCCTCTGGTGGTAAACCACCTTCAGCTAATGCAGAATCGTCGAGCTGTAATTTAAAGAAACTTGTTTGTGGAGGAAGTAATGCAAGCATCAACTTTGATGCAAGTGTTACTACACCCTTAGCTCCTACGGATTGCCATGGAGTTATTAAATTCTTAGCTCCTTTATCCTGCTCTTCTTCTCCTCTTACTAGATAAGGTAAGGTTAATTCTGTTGCTCGTTTTGCTATGTTTAGAAACTGGGAACGATCACTGGATAAACTGTCATATCTTAATTTAGCTGTCATTGTATTACATGTTTAGTGTGTTTATCTTCATTGATCTATTTAACTGTCCAGTACCTGAACGTGTTAGACCCTCTTTAAAAGCTTTTGATCTTCTTATCTTTACCCCTTGAGCACTATCTCCTAATGTACTGTAGTTTTTAGAAAAGATATTTTGTAATTGCTTATTAAAATCCCGATTACTTATATCAGTATCAATAGTAAAATTAGTTTGAGCTTGATTTAGTTCTTTATCCAATTGAGGATCTAGAGTAGTATTTCCATCAGCAGATAAGTCAGTATTTAAACTAGCGTCGGAATAATAAAAAGCTTCGTCTACTTTATCTTTATTACTAACAAACGAATCTCCATAATTAAACTGATCTTGTGATTGTTTTAAATCACTAGACGTATCACCTGTAAGTCCTGATGTACCATCATCATAATACTGTTTTTGTATATCACTAGTTAGTGTATCTACATTATCTGATAACCCTGTAAAATACTCAGTGACGTTACTTAAGTTACCTTGATTTTCATCAATCGCTTTACCGACATTATCTAAACTTAAAGACTTTATATCTTCACCCGATTCTTGGTTAACAGTATCTCCTAGAGCTTGAACGTTCTGCTCCATTCTTGTACCAAAACTTTCATCCTTTGGTTGATCATAATCAATTTCACCCTGATACTCTGTTGTTAAATCTGAAATTACAGTATCTAAATCTCTAACTTCATTAGTTGGGGGTTGCCATAGCTCTGGTTGTGTATAAATATCTTCAATTTGTTGAGGTGAGCCAGATTCTACTGGACCTTTGTAGTTATACCAATTGGGATTGTTCTGTTCTTCCCACTCTGATCGTTGTGGTCCAGAACTATAAGGGTTCTCTGGAGACCATGTTCTTTGAGTTCCTGACATTACCTTTCCTCTATTCTATTTCTTATCCACTCCACAACTGACCGTTGTCCAGAGCGATACATAATTTGTTCCATCTTTTCATCTGGGTTTGGGTTAAGTGGTGGGTGTATTTCCTCTAGTTCTAAGAGGATTGATTCAAGAGTAGGTCCAAGGATCGGCTCAAGAATATTGGGGGAGATTGACATTGCTATGCTCGAAGAACGCTGGCATTCTTGCTGACTTTGTTTCGACTAGCTCAGGAGCTTTGCCGTTATACATAAGATTATCGCTAGAATCCAGCCAAAATTTTTTACTTAAATATTTATCGCCATAAGTATTAGTACTTAGTGGCTCCATGATCCAGTTAATTGTGGCCTTCCTAAGTTTATCCAGAGATTTACTCCAAGATAAGCCCATATCGAGACATACAAGGCTATTAGTGGCCACGTGTATTTGTTCGTCTCTGGAAATATCAGCTGATACCGTTCTGAGACCAGCATCCCCATTAAACCTAAAAAAAGGCAAAAGTACAAAGAAGATAGCACGTTCTATAACTAAAGCTTTGGTGATCATGTGGTCAGGGTGCGCTTCCCACGCATCCCTAAGTAAGAAAGCTTCTTTCTCTGCTTTCTCATCAACGCCTATAGCGTTGGTTATATAGCCAAGGGCGAGATCATGTTTGATCTCATCCTTGACGTTGGATTCTAAGAGCGTTCTCGCAGATTCGGGAACCTCTTTTTCAAGTGATTCTGCAATGAACTCGCCAACTGGTAACTCCATGTGGCGTATTGCGAGAGCACGGTAGATGGTTTCTTCTGCACCTGGCTTAAGTTTTCCAGCTGCTGTTTGGACGGGTGTCCAGGTTCTCTTTCTATTGAGTAACTTTTCATATGGGTTCTTCATTCTTGACAATCGCATTGGGGTTCGTTGTTTAGAATCCCTTGCAAGTAATCTTGTACATCCTCTTCATCAAGTGCTGCATATGCACTGGACTTATCCTGAACGTCACCCATTACCTGTAAGGAATAATAAAGTGAAGTTTGGGGGCTTTCTAGCCACTCTTCAACGAACTGTTCGTCGTAG